AAGTGATTTGTTTATTAAAGACAAATATGTTACAGAAGAAATGCGTAACTTTGCGATGGAAACACAAACAGTTCTTGTAACAGCATCACAGTTAAACCGTAGTGCAGTCGAAGAAATTGAATTCGATCATTCACATATCGCAGGTGGTATCTCTAAAATTCAAACAGCAGATAACGTGATTGGTATCTTTACATCAAATGCAATGCGTGAACGTGGACAATATCAATTACAACTTCTAAAAACTCGTTCATCATCTGGTGTAGGCAGTAAAGTAAGTCTCCTATTCAATAGAGACAGCCTGCGCATCACAGATGATACTAGTGCAAATTCAGATAATAATATCACTAGTTCAGATACATCTAATGTAGTAGACCAACTACGTAAAAAGACAATTGTAAATCAAAAAGATACAGATGATGATGTCCCTGTAATGGATAGGACAGCAGCAGCATCTTCACTTAGAGCAATGTTAAAAACTAAATCTCGCTCCGCTTTTGACGAAACATGATAAATACACATAACGGAGATTTATCATGAAACGTAAAAGTCTATTCGAAGAACTTAACTCTATCTCATATGATAGAGACAATAAGAGATTAGTAGAGCAAAAGGGCGAACATATTATAGCCGGCGCTATCAATTTGATGGAATTCATTGAAAGTAATTTCGATGATGACACTGCCGCTGACCTTAAAAAGCGTTTGGTAAACAGCATCCGTGCTAAAGACCCTCGTAAATTTAAGAGAGGCATGAACAGTGTAGATAAAGATGGATTATGAAGAGCAATTAAGACAATTAAAAGTCCTTGCTGGTATCTATAAGCCCTATGATGTATCACAGCATCAGGAAAATATCTCACATACTGGCACGGAAAAAGGAGAGTATCAACGTAAGAATGATATTCAACCTGGCACTCCAGAATGGTTCAAGCTGTGGTTTTCAAGACCGCAGTTAACTGGTGAAAATCCATTTGGGAAGAGAAAATGAAGATAAGTGAGATTATACTACAGCAAGGAATCAACCGCAGATTTAGAGGTCCGCGCAAGCCACGCCTAAAGCAAAAAGGTTTTCATGCACGTATGAAAGGTTTGCTAGACAATCAGCAAGTAAACGAAAGCGGCTCAGCTCCAGGTGTAGGAGCAATTCACCATAGTGAGATTATTCCCACACTAAAGGGACTTGAAAAGCAATTAGGTATACCTCTAGTAAAAAATGCACTAGGTTCTGTAGGCAAAAAAGAGTTTAGTGGTGATATTGATATCGCAGTACAGCTAGACAAAGAACAGCAAGACGAATTTCAAAAGAGATTAGAACAGACACAAGGGCTTGACTTTTTTAAGAAGACAAGCGTGTTTATTACAAGTGCAGATATTGTAGGGTATGATCCAAAGAAACAAGTTCAAGGCAAAGAACGTACAGGCAAAGTACAAATTGACTTTATGCCGGGTGATGTAGAGTTTATGAAGAACTATTATCATTCACCACATTCAAAAGAAATGAGCAAAGACGGCAGACACAGTAACTATAAAGGCATTCATCGTAATATTATGATTGCTTCAATTGCTGGTGCGCTAGAAGTTAAAGCAAGTGATGATAAAACATCAGACGGTAGACCATTAGAAATGGAACGTTGGATGTTCTCTCCATCTGATGGCATGGTGCGTGTAATTCGCAGACCAGTCGAAAAGAAGAATGGTATCGGTCACACTAAAGCAAACAAGAATGAAGTTGTTAAGGGACCATTCAAAAGTCCTAAAGATTGGGCAAAGATTTTAAAACTAGATAACGTAGATGATTTATATAGTTTTGAGTCACTATATGCGGCAGTTAAGAAGAACTATCCAGCAGATGTAGCTAAATCTATCTTTAAGAATTTCAAAGATAATCCAAGCATTCAGAATGCGGGTGTTCCAACCGAACTGGGTGAGAGTGTACAATCTGCAACTCCATTGAAAGAAGCAGATGCACGTATTCAACACGTAGAAGACTTTGCTATTTGGCATGGTGCAAAAGGTGTTGCAAAGTCTATTAGCACACTAAAGAACTTAGAGAAGTCACCTGAGAACGTAACAGTTAAGTGGGACGGTTCTCCAGCAGTTATCTTTGGTCGCAACGAGAATGGTGAATTTGTTCTTACAGACAAAAGTGGATTTGGTGCAAAAGGCTATGATGGCAAAGTGACAAGTAAAGAAGAAATGTCATCTATGTTCTTACGTAGAGGCAAAGAAGCACCAGACGCAAATCGTAAAGCATTTGTTAAGAAGATGGCAAACATCTGGGATATTTACGAAGCAGCAACACCTGAGAACTTCAGAGGCTACGTACACGGTGACCTATTGTACTTTACTAAGCCTGGTGTAGAAGACAATCACTTTGTATTCACTCCAAACATTGTAACATATCGTGTTAAAGGAAATAGCGATATTGGTAAACAGATTGCAAGAAGTCAGTCGGGCGTAGTACTACATGCTAAGATTGAACTTGACGGTTCAAAGAGTAAAGTAGATGCGTCTGAACTAAACTCAGGTAATCTACTTATTATGCCTCCAGTGACACTTACAAAGGGTCCTAAGGTACAAGCAGGCAACTTAGACAAAGTAGCAAGCATTGCAAAGCAAAGTTCTCAAAAGATTGATATGCTATTAGATGATGAATTCTTAAAATCAAACAAACTATCTAGTTTTAAAAATGCACTATACACATACGTTAATAACATGACTAAAGCACGTAAGCTAGACAATCTAGCAGGAGACTGGTCATCGTGGTTAGAATCAGCTAAGATGTCAGAACCAATGAAAGAACGTATGCAAAATCATGTAAGTAATAACACAGACGGAATGAAAGCATTGTTTACAGTAATTACGGGTATCATGTCAGTTAAAAATGATATCATTGCGCAGTTAGATGCATCTGAGGCTGACGTAGAAGCATACACAGACGGGCAACGTGGCGGCGAGGGGTATGTAATAGGACAAGGCGATAGTAAATTAGTTAATCGCAGTGGATTTTCAGCAGCAAATATGAGTAAGGAGCGATAATGTTTAGTAAAGAATGTAAGTTACACCTAGATGAAGCAAAGATGACACGTTGGCAACATTTTCGTTTTGCTTGGTGGTTTGCTTGGCAGATGATGAAAGCCGTTGTATCACTAGCTATTCACAGTTTAGCTCCTAGATACTTTAAAACATACGCTAGTGACAAAATTATGGAACTAGCAGCCACATTGGAGGCAAGAAAATGAGCAATGAAAAACACACAGCAGAAAATAAAGAATTTAATTTACAGTTAGTACATGAATTAACTGAAAGCAGATTATTTAGAAATAAGAAAGTTGCATCTACTGTAAATCTTGATGATGCAGCGGAACTTGCATTTGTACAGCTAATGATGCTTAATATATTTAACAAAGACTATGATTTTTCTCCATTAGCACGTGAGTATGCAGGAAGAACGGTGGCATATAGAAATTTTGATACATTTAGAACGAGCGGCACAGATTTATATATTGCTCTTAATAGAATTATGGGCAAGGACCAATCATATGGTACAGAAAAAGATTTAATAAAATCTTCACGTTTAAATCCTAATAAAGCAGACATAATCAAGTATTTAAGTCATATTTCTAATAGTAAATCTGATAGCAACTTTGAAAAACGTATGCTTCTTAGATTTGAAAACCAATTCAATATACAAGATAGTATGTTAAAGTCCATTCGTAGACTTGCGGCAGACTGGGACAATCTAAATCAGAACCAACGTGCGCTAGTAGTAACACGTATGGCACAATATATGCGCAAGAAAGCAATGCGTAGCGAACTAACACCAGCACTTCTAAAGTTTCAGAAGCGTGGAAATTATATTATTAACGATAAAAACGACAAAAAGAAGAAAATTTGGGATCGTCCTATCGTTAAAGCCGCAGCAGCAGTAGGTGCAATATACGGTGCAGGTAAACTAGGCAAGTATCTAAGTAAAGGTTCTTATCAAACTGGTAGAAATTTAGGCTCAAGATATAAGTCAACAAGCTCTACAAAGTAACACATTATGGTAGAAAAAAGATAAATAAAAGTATAGAGATATTAAGTCTCAACAGAAATTAATTGGAGAAAAACAATGGTAGCAAAAGTACACGAATCATTTGACGCAGGTCAATTCCTAACAGGATCACTAACACACTTTACTGTAACACACACAGCAGCAGTAGACATGAAAGTACTTGTTGAAACAGCTTCAACACGTGCAACAGTAGTAATCCTAGGCGCAGACGGCGGTCGTATCGCAGTTGAAAACAACGGCGCATGGACAGCAGCATCACTAGAGGCAGCTCTAGGTGCAGGTTACACAGTAGCAGATTTCGATTACTAAGTTTAAACCCCCCCAGGTTAAAACAAAAGACTCAGTATTAATTTACTGGGTCTTTTTTATTGGTTAGATGATAAATACTACTATAATAAACATTGGAGATTAGCAATGGCAAAAATTCATGGCGCCGCAAGAGCAGGCGAAAACCTATCAAGTAATATTAACTTTTACACATTATATGTTAAAGGTTTAGATATTACTGCAACTGGTAATATAAATGACCAATCACAGCAAAACTTTGACGATGTGTGCAATTTAATTAATCTAGTTGCACAACCAGTAATTATGAATAATCCTATTTCAGTGACATTAGATCAAGTTGGCGCACCGACACTAGTGGGTCCGGGTATGATTTTTAAATTTGCAGTAGAACACGGTGACGTATTCGCACGTGATGGTGATACTGTAGCAATACTAAAAGAAATATTTGCAGGTGTTACAATTGACAACTTAGCATTAACTACTTCAAATATAGAATTTGCAATGTCAGATTTACTATAAATAATTCTCTATGACTGCACCCACTCATCTGATGGTCTTGGGATCACATATACATAGTTAACAGTATCGTTCAGTATATGGATACACATTAAGTAAGAGATATTTTATTAGCCCGATGCATTTATTGTGTCGGGCTTTTTGTTCGAAGATAAATAAAACTAGTTACAATGATAAATACAAGAAACAATTATTAATCATTGGAGCCCTACAATGTCTGAAATAGAAGCTAAGTTAGCACGTGTCGAAGCAGAGAAACTTGATGTACATGTTGCTGCAAATCACGAAAGATTTAAAAATATTGACCAGTCAATTGCACGAGTCGAAACTCAAATTGATAAAAATCATGCTGATATTAAGGAAGATATTAGTGAACTGAAGAAAGTAGTAGTATGGGCAGTTTCAACACTATTTGGTACAATGTTAATCGCACTATTAACATCTGTATTTAAGGTAACACTTTAATGCTTATTGAAGAAATCATATCAGAAAATGAAGTATATGAGGCGAAACTTGTTTATGCACGTAAGGGCAAATCAGTTGTGCGTAAATACAGATGTTCGTCAGGCAGACTTAAAGGAAAGACAGTTGCAAATCCGTCATCGTGTTTTAAACCTGTTAATATTAAAAAGCGTTTTACACTAGCAAGAACAAAAGCAAAACTAGGATCACGTATGGCAAGAAAAGCAAAAATGACAAGACGTATGAATCCAGCTTCAAGAAGATTGAAGTCATTAAATAGATAAGGTTGAGGACAATGGGATTAAAAAATGATATCACGAATGCAATGAATGAGAATACAGTCAATACAAGACTTAATAACATCGCAGATATGGTTGGTAAAACAGAAGACGAAGTAAGAGATAAGATGAAAGCTCTTGACTTTAGAGATTATGTAGACCTAATGAGAGCATTGCGTGATTTTGACAAAGATACAGCAGAACGAGTTCTAGGCTTTGATGATGTAGAAGAAGCATATTCACAAGGATCAACAGTATCACCTAGTGAAATGAGAGCGGCTAAGTCAGGACAGCAAGCACCACAAGACTCTGCTCCGTCAAAAGCACAAAAAACACAAGCAATGTCACGTCTTGGTACAAAAAATTTAGGTGGTGCAACAGCATCACAGGCAGCAGATGCATTATCAAAAGCAGGTGAAGGTAAGCCACTAACACCAGTACAAAGAAAAGCAATGGCTTCACAAGCGGCATCAGTAGATGCACTTGCAGGCGACCCGAGGACAGCCACTCAATTTAGAAATCTTCTAAATAAGCTAAACAAAAAGTAAGGGGTTTAAATGAGATTAACAGAAGTCTTAGGCGGTCTTTATGTAATGATTACAGAAGAAGAAAATGACCTAATTTTAAAGTTCTTTACGGAGAACGAATATGTTAATGAAACACAGTTATCAGAGCGTGAGGCTCTAATAGCTGATACACTGACACATAAGGGTGTGTTAGTACCAACACTACGTGGGTTTAGAACCGCATAAAACGGAGGCGAAGATGACAGCACCTAGCAGAGAAGACGTGAATGCAATGAGCAATCTTATGAAAGCACTTAATGGAGACAAGAGTGCGCTCAAAGAGCAAACGGCTACAGAAAAGCAAGCGAGAGAGGATGCTGGTATTGTTGACACATCACCGGGTGTCAAAACACAAGATATCAAAGCAATGGAAAACATTTTGACTGCATTTAATTCAGCATCATCAAATGTTTCTAAAAAAGTTGCGACTACGATGAATGAGTCAGTTAAGACTCCAAACGGCGTAAAAGTAGGACTATTTTCTGTGGAGAAAACAGACGATGGATACTATGACATTAGAGACAATCGTACAAACGATACATTATTTGAAGGCTTATACATATACGAAACTGCATATGTTATCACAAAACACCTTAATGATGGGTATAAAATCAACTCTGACAAAATCACAAAGGTGATGTCAACCAATGCTCTATTTGAGCATTACTACGATGATGCAATTTCACACAGACGTACATACAATAACGCAAAAAAGCGTGGTGATGTAAGCAAGATGGATATCGCAGAAGCACGTTTTGGCAGATCAAAAAGCGATGCCGCAGTTACAAAACGTAAAATTAAATCTATTTACGAATCTGTAAAAAGATAATTCTATTAAATCAGTTGTAAATGATAAATACATAATATAACAATTATGTATTGGGGCAAATACCATGAGAAAAACAATTTTTTATAATACTAACCCAGTTACGATATCTACTCGTTTAAATGAGTATATGAAGTCGAACTTTGGTTATGAAATCGAAAGTGATTTAGCATCACTAAGAGAAGCAAAAGTAGCATTAGAAGCACAAAAGCGTGGACTAAATTCTGATTATCAAAATAAAGACTATGTTGAAAATATGCTAATGCTTGAAACAGTAAGAGCATTACTTAAAGCACATCTAGCAGAAGGCGAACTGCCAGCAGGATTGAAAGCATATCAAGACAAGAAAAACAAAGGCAAAGCGCCAGCTAAGAAGAAAGCTAAAGGCGATGGCAAGATGCCAATGGATGCCGGTAAAGACGGTAAGATGGGTACAAAAGATGATAAGCCAGCTTTCTTAAAGAAAGATGAATCTGTATCAGAAGCAAAAGAACGTCCTTACATTTGTTTCCACGCTAAAAAAGGCAAGCACGAATGTCATGCTGATACATCATATGGTGCGGCTAAGAAAGCGGCAGCACATTGGAAATTAAAATCAACTGCTGGTATTACACCAAAATTAGCAGACGTAAAACACGTTGCTGAAGAAAAAATAGCAACTGAGGGTAAATACAAATCAGATGCACAGCGTAAAGCAGTACATGCATCAAAAGCAGAAAAAGCAAATGAAGGTGAAACACCAAAATTTGATACAATGAAAAAGTATAGCAATACTTACGAAGCACCAAAGGAATACAAAATGAAAAAAGAAAAGCTAGAAGAAGGTCTACTAGCCGAACTTAATGCGCTACTTGAAGGTGATGCACAGAATGCAGAAATTACAATGGCGGCACGTGGTATCGTAGACGAACTACAAGACATGATTGAAAAGCTAGGTAAAATCCAAAACGATCAACTAGGTCCACTAACAGACGAAATGGCTTACTCACATGGCCCAGAACAATCAGGTTCATTCAAAGATGCAGTTGACCAAGCAATCGCAGGTCTGTTGGGACAAGCACGTTCAGCTAAAGACTCAGTAAATAATGCAGTTCTAACACTTTCGGGTGAAGCACCATCATCAGATATGGGCGCAACTGATACAGAACTAGGCGGCGACATGGGCGCAGACATGGAAGATGATATCGCAGGAGATATGGATCTAACAGGCGGCGATGATTCAGCTGCAGGTCCTGTTGATGAGCCTCTAGGTCGAGCAAAAAGAGCAGACTAATGAAAGTATCTCAGCTTTTAAATGAAGACGCTAACTATAAAGCGCAACTAAAGAACGATGTGAATGCATATCTTGTGCGTTTAAAAGCTAACGGTATTCCACAGATCGATACCGATATTCTTGTGAGAGAATTAAATGATATGGGACATTCAGTCACTCCTGAGGCAGTAGTTGACTTATTAACGAATAGCAAGTATACTAGTAAAGCATCAGTTGATGAAATTGTAGTAGCGGGAGCCCCATCCGCTAAAGCAGCAGATGCAGATGCAGAGAAAAATAGAAAAGCAGTAAAAAATCTTGCAAAGAAAGCGACAACGAAGAGGATAAACTAAAATGCCACTTATTATCAAAGACAATAAATCTATTAATATTGTTTCTAAAAATGAAGTACTTAAAAAGATTGAAGATTCACAAGCATCATTATCATCAGAAGAAAAATCTTTACAAAAACTATCACCAGAAGTAGCGGAGCGCAGACGTGAAATTCTCAACGCAAAGAAGCATAGAGAGTACATGTTAAAAGTTCAAAAACTTGAAGAAGCAGCAAAACTTCGCATCCAAGAAGAAAAAAATATTGATAATGTTGAAGTAGAAGTTACAAACGAACTAGTAGTTGAAACTGGTCCGGACCCAATTATTATTAAGCATGATGATGTAGTTAAAGTTTCTACTGAAGAAGAAGTAAAGACAGAAACACCTAATTTTGAAGCAATGACTAAGAAAGAATTAGACGAATGGGCAGAATCTAACTTAGGTCTAGCACTTGATAGACGTAAGAAAAAAGCAGATTTAATAGAAATTATAAAAAACAACTTGTAATTCATTACGAATCGTAGTATACTATATGTATGCTAAAAGAAACATATTCCTATTTACCGTTACAGAGAGTTAACGTTAATGGCTCACGTCATTATCAGACTTCTGGCGGTAAACCATTACCAAGCGTAACGACAGTATTATCTGCGCTTGCGGATAAAACAGCGATACATGAGTGGCGCAAACGTGTCGGAAACGAAGAGGCAGATCGTATCATGCGACTTGCTACTGGTATCGGTACACAAGTTCACTTACACCTTGAAAAGTTTATCTTAGAAGAAGACAGGCCCAATGGTACTAATCTTATTCATCAGATGGCTCAAGAACTTTCAGACATTGTAATTGATAAAGGTCTCAGCAATCTAAATGAATGTTGGGGTACAGAAGTACCTCTATACTACCCTGAACTATATGCTGGAACAGCAGATTGTATAGGTGTATGGAAAGGCAAACCTGCAATGGTAGACTTTAAAACAACACGTAAGCCTAAGAAGCGTGAATGGATTAATGATTACTTTTTACAAGGTGCTGCATATGCATCAGCACATAATGAACTATACGGTACTGATATTCGTACTATTGTTATTATGATGATTGGATGGGATGCCGAAGCAGATAATCTTGGTAACTATCAAGAGTTTGTCGTAGAAGGCGAAGAATTTGATAGCTATGCAATGCAGTGGGCTTTAAAGGTTCAAGAGTATTTTGATAAATACATGTAACTACTAGGAGTTACATGAAATGGCTACACAAAACGTTAAAATTTTACTAAGACGTGGTCTACGAGAGCAATTAACAACTGATGTTTTAGACACAGGTGAAATGGGCTTTACTGTGGACACAAATCAGTTGTTTATAGGCATTGATCCTGCAATTAATGAAGTGCAGTTTGATCCGTTTGTAAATGCACATGCAATTATTCAAACTTGGTTAGATAGTGATGACTGTCCGTTTCCAGGTCTAATTGTTGATGAAGATTTAGTAATAAGAAATATCCCAATCACATATGAAGATGATGGTACTCCAGTAAGCGGCATTCAAGCACTACTTGATGCGATGCATTTCTTTACACAAACTATAAACTTAGTAGGCGATTTTGATGTTGATGCTGGTGAAAAAATCTATCAACGAAGGTTCGTGTACTCGGATGATGAAACAAATATTGATAGCTTAGAAGCTGGCAAGACATATAAAATTGTCAAAGTAGGTTCAAATGCACAAGCGTTCTTCATTAATGCATCAGGTCTAATTTCAAAAACATTTACAAAGCATGATAACTTTACAGTTCGTGCAGACTATGCAGATATTCCCAACCCTAGCCCATCTGACGGATCACGTGTAGTAGAAATTATAGGAACAGCAGATGTAACAAGCGGTACAGTAAGTATTGCTAATCCATATGACTCAGCCAACAATAAAAAAGAAATCATAGTTAGATTAAGAGAAGGCGATGGCGAGTTCATTCTTGACCATCCGTATGTCGATAATTATTATCATTTTAATGGTAATGGTGTAGATAATTCATTAGATACAGACTTTGGACTGTTCGTGTATGTAACAGACGCATGGGTAAAACAGGGCGTATCTATTATTGATGAAAAAAATCACCCAGATCATATTGAACAAACAACAATCAACGGTGTCGAGATAGATAAGCCTACAGATGATTTACTATCAGACACAACATTAGAAACACATGTTGTTGTGACTAAATCATCTAAGGTTACGTATTGGAAAAACGATACGACAGAGTGGAAACTTCTAGGCGACAGAAGGGCAGAAACAGCAGACGCTATACTAAACATTAATGCGGGTATACATACACTTCCTCAATCTGTATTGGACTCATACAACGCAAAGCCAGGCGGTAAATGGGAATTTACATTCATTCAAAATGAAGGTGAGTCTAATGAAACAATTACAGACATTGTAGAAGCAGATTTTACAGTTGATACTACAGCGGGAACAGTTTCTATCTTACTAGAAGGTGACCAAGATGAAGATAGACTTGTGGCGTCATACTTCTTTAATGATGAACTACAATTTTCAAATAACCCACCAATCGAATACACAAACCAAGATCAAACATTTTCACCTCTTGCAACAAGAGAGAACGGTGATCCTTTGATTGACGGTGATTATTACATCTACACTGATAAAGACATTACAGGTGGGGTAAACCTAAACATCTTTAAGTGGGAACCAGAGGACTTTAGTCACGTGCATGATAATGTTCCGGTATTCTACAGTGATGCATTAGCGGTAGCGAATGCTACACCGGGTATTCTTATCTATGCGGTGCCTTACACATTTGATACAGCATATACAACAACGGGTATATTAGAGTTAAGAAAACGTGATTATGATACATCAACTTTCTGGTATCCATATGATTATAATGATATTCTTTCGTATTACTTTACTCTAAATCCAGAAGCATCTGTTACTGAACCAGACTTAACTTATGCATGGTCTATATCAGGAAAATCACAGTTTTCAATTGGTTATCTTGGGCGAGCTAGAAGAAACGTAGAAGTTGTCACAGAGAATTCATTTAATCAATTATTTGCAGACCAGCATTTATCAGCACAAGCAGAGTATTCAGGTTTAAGACCTAGCTTGTTCAGAAAGTCTTTTGACGATGAAGATGGCGCTTTCTTAAAGTATAATAAGTATATCTGCAATACATTCTTTATTGACTATTCTCTAAAGCAGACAGTTGGCACAACGATATTCTTACGTGTTGGTACTCTAAAAATTATTAACGGTTATCCGCATGATATTCCAGAAATTAAATTGACAGATGAAAATACTGAAATCTGGCACGATGCGATTTCTGGCAATGATGATAATATTGCCGATAGAGATGAATTTTCAAATATTGAATTTGAAACAGCAATCGAAGAAGATATCTATGGAAACCCAACAGATAATCTAATCATTTTGTATAGACAAGATGCCGGTTCTTATACAGAAGTTAGTTATACTGTAAAAAGATGGACAACATAAATGCGAGACACAGCCTCCTTACTTTATGAATGGCGACAAACAAGACTACAACTCAAAGAACAATTTTGTGAAAGCAACTTACAAAAAGCAATAGATTGGTGGAAATCATTGAAATACCATACCAATGGTTTCAACTATGACCAAATAAATACCTGGCCTGACGTTTGGGAATATATTTCTGAAGGTCACTATACTAATAGTGGTAATGGGCTAGGTTGTTTTTATACAGTGTATCATGCAAATCCTGATAAAAATCCTGAAGTATGGTTAATACATGATTTAGAACACGGAGATATGTATCTTGTATGTTACGCAGACGGATATGTTTTAAATAGGTCATCTGGTAAGTTAGATAAGTACAAAGATATAAAGAATGATATTGATATTTTAGAAAAACATTCTGCAACAGATATTATAGAAACATTAAAACACCGCGATGATTAGTAAAACATATTGCCCATTACCATTTATGCATTTGAATATTGGCCCACGTAGTAACGTGACCCCTTGCTGTCACTTTGATGAAAAAGCAGATAGTACATCTGCTAACATATTTGAAATCTCAGTGGATGAAGTAAATAAATCTCCACAGTGGCATAATATACAAAAACAACTATTGATGGGAGAGAAACCTATCGGTTGTAATAAATGTTATTCAGATGAAGAAAAGGGTATACGAAGCCAACGAGAATTTGCAATCGCTACGTTTGGTGATAACATAACTGATAGACAAGTCAAATCACTAGAATTAAAGTTAGGTGCAAAATGCAACTTAACATGTAGAACATGTTCATCAGATAGTAGTAACAAATGGCTTAAAGAAGAATCACTAATGTGGTTCGGTAATGTCAATAAAGATTGGATCAAAGAAAAAACTGCTCAGTCATACTGGGCTAGTGATAAAACTTTCTGGAATAGTTTGCATAAAATATCGACAGATTTAGAAAAAATTACATTCACTGGCGGTGAACCTATGTTAATCGATGAACACTTCAAGTATCTTAATTGGTTACATGATAAAGGTATAACCCCAGAACTTGATTATATTTCGAATGGTACTGTGCCTTTAGCAAAAGTGCAAAAAGTTTTAGATAAGTTTGATAAAATTACAATGTCATTAAGTATCGATGCTGTTGGAAGTTTATCAAATTACATGCGTACAGGTAGCCAATGGGAAAATCTAAGACAGAATATTCGTGACTATTCAGCGTATTTTAAAGAACATAACCATCACTTAGACATAGCAGCAACAGTAAGTGTTTTTAATGTCACTAAGTTAGGTAAGTTAGCTAGAATGTGTGATTTACTTGATATACAATTTAATTTAAACTTTTTGAGACACCCAAGTTGGATGTCAATATTAGGACTGTCTGATAATTGTAAAGAATATGTAATTGATGAGATATCAAAACTAGACGGATATATTTCTACTAAGAAGATGAAAACGCTGTATAACATTGTTAAATTTCTAAATACAAATGAAACAGTAGACTTAGATAATACACCAATCTGGCGACACATTATTCAGAGAGAAATGAGGTATAATACAGTTAATACCAATGATATTTCATTTGCTAGAGTAGACCCTGAGTGGTGGGATATGTTAGTACTTGAGCCATGAAAGACCTAAGAAATAACAAGAATTTTTGTATAATGCCTCATACCCATATGGAAATTGCTCCACGTGGACCCGCATTACCTTGTTGTGCATTTAAGATAGATAAGTTCGGCGACAGTTTTAGCGTGACGCAACCCAATGTAGCAAAGACTCCAATCAAAACTATATTTAATAAGCATCATATATGGGAGAAATCTAGAAATCTTTCAATAGCAAATAGCTTTAATCCTTCATGCGCACAGTGTCATTCGGAAGAATCGGCTGGGCTGAAAAGTTACAGAATGAATAGTAACGAAAAGTTTTATAAGTATATGAATTTTAAAGAAGAATCTCATAAATTATTATCACTAGAATTAAAGTTAGGTGCTAAATGTAATCTTGCATGTAGAATTTGTAGTTCGAGTCATTCCAATAAACTATTAAAAGAAGATTCATTTAAGATATTTGGAAAAGTAAATAAAGAATGGATACGAGACACACAATCTAAATCAGAATGGGCTACATCGGATGACTGGTGGTCACAGGTATATGAAGTATCTGAAAATTTAAAATATATTAAATTTACAGGAGGTGAGCCTCTACTTATCGATCAACATTTTAAATACTTAGAATGGCTTGCCGAAAATAATTTAGATCCTGAAATATCATATATAACAAATGGCACAGTTAAATTATCTGATAAGATAAAGACGATATGGTCAAAATTCTCTAAGGTTCATATGAGTGTATCACTGGATGCAGTTGATGAATTAGGTGAATATATAAGAACAAACTCATTGTGGGAAGAGCAAAGAAAAAATCTATCTGACTATTCAGATTTATTAAGCAAACAGAATGTTTCTATCACATGTACTATAAGTATATTAAATGTACATAAGATAAAAGATTTTATTGATTTCCTAAAAGAAGACGGGTATGACCGAGGGGTGACATTTAATATTTTGACAAATCCAAAAGAATTGGCTATACAGAACTTGAATGATGATTCTAAAGCCTTTTTAAACTCTGTATATAATAATCTCATAAATACTAATGTAGAAACGCCTGAATATATTATTAATGGGTTGAAGAATATACAGAATACTTTTAATCGTAGTCGTGCAAATAATGTAAATATAGCATCGGCGATTGAGAAAAAAGATGAATTGTATAACTTAGCCAATAACAATAAGAGGCATGATTATAGAAAATTAGAACCAGACTGGTTCAACATTATAAAAGAAGGTGAAACATGCTAGTAGAAAAAGCATACAAAGTAAATGATATTGTAACTATGGCACTTAATAGTGGTCAAGAAGTTCTTGGTAAACTAGTGCGTGAAGATGAAGAAAATTTTGTACTCCTAAGACCATTAACTATTGCATTTGGTCAGCAAGGGGCAGCATTTCAACCGTTCACTATGACGGGTGATAGTGAAGGTGAAGTATCATTTATGAAAGATAAAGTAGTAGCAGTACTAAAAACAAATAAAGAAACTACTGACGGGTATCGTCAAGCAACAACTGGACTAGTAGTTCCAGAAAAGTCAGGATTAATTACATAATGCCAGGTGCAGCTAGAACAACAGATTCAACTACATCACACTCGCCATGCGGTCCGGGTGCATGTAGTACTGGTTCTAGCAATGTTTATATTAATAACTTAATGGCATTCAGAGTAGGTGATAAAAATACTCCGCACGGTGTGCCAAGACCAAGAAGAGGTTGTGTCCCTCATGTAACTGTACTATCTCAGGGTTCTCCTAATGTTTTTGTAAACAACATACCGTTAGGCAGAGGTGATGATTCTTTTTCTTGCGGTATCAAGGTTGGTTCACGCTCAGGTGATGTAATTGTAAACGGATAATATTATGGCTCAGTTAACTAGTGAAGCAGAATTTGAAAGATTATACCAAGAGTTTGTAAGACGTAATGGCGGTATACCTACATTAGCTGGCGATCAATATAATACTCCGGCTGAATATTATTCAGCAACTACAGAAAACACTTTGTCTCCTTCGGAACTAGCGGAGTTACAGGCGAGACAAGCTCAGTATAATAGACAATCAGCACTTAACACTATCAATAGCGAAATTACAAATAATAATTTTACTAACCCTTACAATGCAAGAAGTCAATCATCAATTAGTAATCTAAATTCTATCAATAGTATTCCAATAACAATTAATGATTATCATACGGGTCAGCCTACGCAGACAACAATATATAATCAACTTGGTTCTCTCAATAATACGCTTTCGCCTCTACTAGATGAGAACTTAGGAGGCGGTGCTGTGGTCGCCGCATTAGTTTATGCCGGTATTGCAGAAGCTACCGGTGTTGATATTGAGAAATTGTTATTGGGAGCAGGATTAATCACAGCAGGTATTGCTATGTTTACAGATTTACAAAATCATACTAATAACCAAGCGGTAGACATTCCTGGAAAAATCAATGAGATTGATCAAATGTCAGGATTGAATAAATCATTTGGCGAAATGCCGACTGATAGTTGTTCATTGTTCAATGACCTAATGGGGATCATGTCGGGATCATTTGATGGTGTTTTAGATTTTATTGACGGCGGCATCGATCAATTTAAAGACTTTATGAATAGTACAGCATTGGGACAAGGTCTTAATCAGCTATCAGGTATCTTAGATGGTATCATGTCAGATATTTTAAGTACAGCTGCGGGAATAATAGGCGGCATAAGCGGAATGATTAGTGGTGTAATTAGTAACATAAAATCAGCCGTAACTTCATTTTTAGACTCGTCAGGGCTGACAGACGTATTCAATAAACTTGGAAATCTAGCATCAGGAATAATTGGCGGAATTACTGATATGGCATCTCAAATTTTGGGAGAGATTGAAGGTCTTATAAGTATGGCGGCGGACATAGCAAATAAACTAGCGGCATTGTCACTTGCTGGTGCAATGATGGATCCATGTAAAATGAAAGTTCTTCTTAATACAGGAACACCAGAACTTGCAGGTGCGGCTGCACAACTCACAGCTCCAATTGAAAGTGCAATTCCTAGTATTAATATCCCAACTGAAATTGACCCAAGAGCTAATCCAACAGTAGTATCAGACACTATTAACAGCGCAGTAGCAAATGCTGCAACGTTGCCAGGAGTCCCACAATCTCCGTTCAATGCACTGGCGACATTGTATTCACCGTTTAGTGCATACTTGCACGATTTATTAGGACCGATAAGTGGTATATTTAGTGAACAATATGAATTATCAGGAAGTGTTCTTAATAGTATTTCTGATACCTCTCCTAACAATCCTTTGATATCCGGATTAAGTCAAATCACAGGAAATCTTCAAGGTACTATTGGTGATATTTCAAGTAATGTATTGCCGTTGTCTATGGGAAGTCCTGTAAATACTGAAGTATCAAGTGCAAACTCTACATGGGAAGATCCAGATTCAGAAGACTTTACAACAGGCGGAGCAGATTCGAATGAGCCAGCAGTAGTTGATGCATCCCAGCGTACAACAGAACCAAGCAGAGTAGAACCTGCTAGGTCTAGACCAGAAGATAAAGCACAAAGTAGAATTGTTACTGAACAAACAGCAGAAGGTACTGTACAAAGAGTGGAAGGACCATCTAATCAGATTGCATCAGTAAGGTCACAGTGGAATAGAGATTTCAAATCGAAGTACGGTAGAGTAATCAGGGATGCGAATAAAATATCAAGTGAAATCAGTAGATACCTTGAAAGTGCAACATTTAGGTCTCCTGACTTAGCACGTGAATCAGAATTATTACTTGACGATTCTATCAAGGTAAAACAAAAAACTACAGATTACATGAAATCACAGTCTGGAAAATTCTCTTATAGAAGTAGAACACAAGACCGGGACCCAGCGCAAGAAAAAAGAATTACTGATAATTACAATAATATTATGAAATCACAAAATTCAATTATGCTGAGTAGATTCGAGCAAGAAATATATGAAATAACACAGACATGGAACTCTGTCAAAAGGCAAGCAATATTATAATCATATTGATAAATACAATAGATATAAGTCTCGGAGTAAATATCAATGCATATAGATGAAATAATTAAACCAGTTGAAGAAGGCGTCAATGACCCTCATATTTTTAAAGCAGTATTTTTAGCTGGCGGACCAGGAGCGGGGA